AAGCTGGGGAACATCAACCTCTACTATTAAAGGCTTCATTCATATTGTTGATATTAATGATAGCACGACTTATGCAAGATTTAAAGTTACTGCGGCTGTTGTAGATGCTTCAGGTTATAATAAAATTACAGTAGTTCATTTAGCGTCAAACAACACTTTTTCAGCAGCGGATGAATTATCAGTTCATTTTACAAGAACTGCAAATGACGGATCTGTTCCAGGTTATCTTTATACATTTGATAGTGGAACAAGCGACAGTGATCCTGGAGCAGGCGAAATATCCTTTAACAACGGAACTTATGCTTCTGTTACAGCAATCTATATTGATGATGATGATAAAAATGGAGTTACCACTCAAACTGACACTATTACTTGGGATGACAGCACATCAACAATTAAAGGTTATTTACACATTGTTGATACTAACGATCCAACGACTTATGCAAGATTTTCTATAACTGGATCATCAACAGATGCTAGTGGTTATAATAAATTAGCAGTTACGCATTTAGCATCTAATAACACTTTTTCTGCTGCTGATACTTTATCAGTTCACTTCACTAGACAAGGCGACAAAGGTGATACTGGAAGCACAGGCTCAACTGGCTCGCAAGGAAATCCAGGTGTAGCTGGTTTAGCTATGACTTGGGAAACTACAACAACAGATGCGGATCAAGGTAATGGTAAAATTTCAGCAAACAATGGAACAATATCAAGTGCTACTGTTTTATATCTTGATGATGTAGATGATGCTGGAGCAAGTATAGCAACCTTTGTTCAATCTTGGGATGATGCCTCAAACTCTGTTGCTAGAGGTTTTGTAAGAATTGAAAAAGAAGGAACACCATCTACTTTTGCATTCTTTAAAGTTTCAGGTAGCGTTACTGATGCTTCAGGTTATAGCAAAGTTGCCGTAACTCATATCGCAAGCAATGGAACTTTCTCTGATGGCGATGGAGTAGGAGTTCATTTTACTCAATCAGGTGCTGATGGCTCAGGAGATATGTCAGATGTTTCTGATGATAGCTCTCCATCACTAGGCGGAAATTTAGATTTAAACTCAAACAATATAACTGGAACTGGAAATATAAGTATTACTGGAACAAGTAATGCTAAAAAAAGCTGGGAGAGTAAGTCAGCAAATTTTAACGCTGCTGCACAAACTGGATATTTTGTGAATACTTCAGGAGGAGCTGTAACGGCAACTCTACCTGGATCTCCAGCTGCTGGCGATACAATTAGTTTTATAGATGTTAACGCTACCTTTGATAGCAATAATTTAACCATTGGAAGAAATGGAAAACCAATAGCAGCTGCAACTTCTGATATGACAGTTGCAACAGAACGAGCTGCATTTTCGTTAGTTTTTTATGACGACACGCAAGGCTGGCTATTAACTGAAAAATAATTTAGGAGAAATATAAAATGGGTACATACGAAGCAAACAAATATAGCTATACAGCTGCCAACTTATCAAATGTTCCAGGTGTTGAAACTGGAACTATTGTATCTTGGAGCCACGCTACAATTCCGTCAGGATTTTTAGAATGCAATGGAGCTACTATATCAAGATCAACTTATGCTGGATTATTTTCAGTAATTGGAACAACTTATGGAGCTGGTGACGGATCTTCTACTTTTTTATTGCCTGACTTACAAGATAAAGTTTGTGTTGGTGCAAGTTCAGGTAAATCATATTCCTCAACTGGAGGAGCTGAAACTGTAGCAACAGGAGATAAAACTTTAGCTGAAAGTGAAATACCAGCTCACACTCACTCCGCTGGAACAGCAGGCGGATCTAAAGGACATCCAAACAATCACTGGAACGCTTCTCCAACAGGAGCTTCAGGAACTTCAGGAAGCACTGGAGGTGATGGCGCACACAATCATGGAAATGTCTCAGTTCTGCAACCATACATAGCTTTAAAATACATGATTAAAACTTAAAAATATTGGAGAAAATAAAATGAAAATAACAGCAATTGTACCTGATAAAGCCATTTTTAAAAATGGAGTTAAATATTATGAACTAGATAATAGCTTTTGGACACAGTTTAGCGGTGTTCATGCTTTTCGTATAGATACTGAAAATACTTCTTATGCTGAAATGCCTGATTGCACTAAAACATCAGTAACTCAATCTCAAATAGATACATTACATAATAAATGGACTGAATTAAAAACAGCAGCTGATAATAATGCGGCAGCCGAACAAGCGAAAATTGATACCTATAATGCTTCTTGGGAAAGAGTAAGAAACCAAAGAAATAATTTATTATTAGAAAGTGATGCTTGTATGATTTCAGATTATCCAATTAATGAGGAAAAAAGAAATGAATTTGTTACCTATAGATCATCATTAAGAAATATACCTGAAACTTATTCAAGTGAAGATCCATCAAATATAGTAATAAATGATGAAACTGGAGAAGTAAAAGTTAACGGAGCAACGGTTATAACAAAACCATCACTATAATTTGTGTTACTAAAAATAGATTTATTCTAAACATTTACACAAATTTTTAAAATGAATGTAATAAAAGAATATAATTTTTATTATGAAACCGTAATACAAAAATATAAATGGAACAATAAAAACGTACCTTTATATAATCACGGTTATTTACCTTTGGATAACAAAAATTTAATTGATTATAAAGATGATTTATCTTGGAGCAATCAATACAATTTATATGTTCAATTACTATCTTTAATTAATAAAGAAAAAATAAACAATAAAAACATATTAGAGATTGGATGTGGTTTAGGTCATGGAGCTAATATTATTAAAAATAACTTTCCAGTTAAAAGTTTAACAGCAATAGATATAAATCCTAATCATATTCTATTTGCTAAAAAAAATTTTAAAAACATTGACTTTAATGTTGGTAATGCAACATCATTACAATATCCTGACGAAAGTTTTGACATAATTTACTTAGTGGAAACTTTCCATAATTATACATTTGAAGATAGTTTTTATACTAAAATTAAAAAGATTTTAAAGCCTGATGGCTATCTTTTAATAACTGATATTTTTTTTAAAAAAGATTTAGAAATTGTAAAAAATAAATTTGAAGATAATAATTTTAAAATTATATCTGAACTAGATATAACTCAAGAAGTACAAAACTCTTGTAATAAAGATAGAAAAAATCTTAAACCTACTTTTAAATTTTTTAGAGAAATATCAGATGCAGCTTATAAAAATTATAAAAACAACATAACGGTTTATTGGAATTTTCTTATTAAAAATGATTAGAATAGTAGAAAATTTTTTTACTGATGAAGAGTTAGTAAAAATACAAACTTACGCAAATAGAGACGCTTATTTTAATACATCATTCTTTGACTATGTTTATGAAAACAAAGATACAGATGAAAAAAGAAACAGAGATACCAGTTATGGACTTAGACACACTTTTGGTTGGGATGAAAATTTCTTAGGAAAAGTCATTACAAAAAATGCTTTAGAAAAATTTAAGGTTAAAATTTTAAAAACAGTACATAATCAAGGAGCTATAGATAAAAGAAAGCTAGATTTATTTCAACCGCATCAAGATGAAACAATTGGCAATAAATGGAATTTATATGTTCAATTGCAAGGAAAAGAAGATGCAAGGAATGGAATATGTTTTTACAACGATAATAGAAACATGGATATACATATTGGTTTTAAACAAAATAGAGCAGTGTTATTTCGGTCAAATTTATATCACACACCAAATGTTTCAAAGGACAAAGAAACTTGGAGAATGACAATGACTATTTTTATATTAAAAGCAGACTTCATTAACTAATAGGAGGAAACTATGATTTGTTGGTTTTGCAAATTATTAAAAAAAATTAAAGCACAAATACTAAAGAGCTACGAATGCCTAAGAAAAGAATGAGTGCAAAATCTTTAGTTAATGCTTCATTAGGTATAAGGCTATCTTCGCACGAAAAGCTGTGTGCCGAAAGGATGAAACATCTAATTAAATCTATAGATGATTTAAACAAGAAAGTATCAAAGCTTTCTGAAGAAGTATCAAAAGGAAAAGGAGCGGTATCAGTATTGGTTGCTTTAGGCACTATTGCTGCTGCTGTATTAGGCTATTTGAATATTAAGTGAAGTATTACAACAAAGGCATTGCTGCACATTTAGAAGCTATGCTTGAACTTCTTGATGACGACCATTTACTTTTTACTAATGTTCAAGGCATTGGTCCAATAGATATTGTAAGAGTAAATATTAAATCAGGAAAAGTAGATTTCTTTGATGCTAAATCCGATAGAGAAAGCAGACATAAGAAAAGACCA